AGGGGGCCGAGCCCGGGGTCAAGGTGTGCTACCGGGTTGTCCCCAAGCAGAACGCGAGCGTCATGCCGTCGAACACGGTGCAGGTGTTCAAGGCGGTGCTGCAGGTGAAGGGGTGGGTCCAGGACCTACCGGTCAACCTGGAGTTATAACTCCATTTGAGGCTGCAACCATAGAACAGATGCAGACAGATCTAGTTACCAAGGCATACGGAACTAAGATCCCACAACGTAGAACCCCCGATGAAGACGACTTTAAAGGGGATTCAACACAGCAGTAAAAAATAGATTTAGGCTGACGAATTTCTCAAAATTTGGGAGCCTATATACCAAACCAAACCGTAGGTCATCGTGGCATTAATTCGGACAACGACCTCTTAAACCTAAGGAATAAGCATGGCTGAAACAACAAATATAGTTGATACGCCGGAAGCTAGAGAAGCATTTCTCACAGACATTCCAGCATCAACAGAGTCAAAGGTAGTACCAGTGGCCGCTCCAGCATCTGGACAGTACACTGATGAGGATTTAAAGCGAGTTCGTGAGCAAGAGAAATCTAAGCTCTACCCTCAAATTGATTCCTTAAAAGAAGAATTGGCGATTCTGAAGAAGGAGCGCGAAGAGCGCTTAGCTGAAGCAGAGCGTCTTCGTGCAGAACAAGAAGCTGAAACCCGTAAAAAGGCAGAAGCTGAAATGGATGTACGCCAACTTCTTGAAACAAAAGAGAGAGAGTGGGCAGAAAAGCTAGAGGCAGAACGTCTTGAGCGGGAAAAAGCTTTCACACTTCTAGAGCGTGAACGTCAATACTCTGAATTAACAGAGTATCGCAATCGCAGACTTTCAGAAGAACAAGACAACATCATGCCAGAGCTTTTAGATCTAATTTCTGGAAATACTCCAGATGAGATCGAACAGAGTATTGCAGGATTACGCGAGAGATCGTCAAGAATCCTGGAATCGGCGCAAACTGCTATGCAGAATGCCCGTAAGGAAATGACTGGCAGTCGGGTAACCGCACCGCCTTCCGGACCTATGGACACTAATTCGGATCAACAACAGTTCACGGCGGAACAAATCTCCGCTATGTCGGTTACCGAATACGCAAAACATCGCGGGAAGCTGCTTGGAAAATCAGCTTCAGATCGTGGTAAAGGAATCTTTGGGTAAAACCAAAACATTAAAAACAAATCTAACTAAGGAGTAAGACCGACATGGCATCAGCCGTAACAGGTACCGGCAATTTAGCTGCCGCACCTACCGCGTATTCTGGTTCTAACAGCCAGCTTACACAAGCGATTCAGACGATCTGGTCAAAGGAAATTCTTTTCCAGTCGATGCCAATCCTCCGCTTCGAACAGTTCGCTGTTAAGAAGACAGAGCTTGGCGTTGCACCAGGTCTACAAATTAACTTCATGCGTTACAACAACCTTGGTTTTGCAGGAGCACTTGTTGAAGGTGTTCGTATGCAGACCAATGCGTTGACAGCACAGCAATTCTCAATCACAGTTGCAGAGCATGGCTATGCAATTGCTGTTTCTGAGCTTTTGCTCAACGCATCATTCGATGACGTAATGGCATCAGCCTCACGTCTTCTTGGCCGTAATATGGCCCTATATCTCGATGGACAGGCTCGTGACACACTCATGGCAGCATCTTCCGTTATTTACGGTTACGATCGTTCTGCTAACGTTGCTGTTAACGACTGGTACACAAACGGTACAGTAGGTACTTCACGTGCTTCTCTTACCGGTAACTTCAACCTTACAACTGCTGTTGTTAAGGATGCTGTCGAGACCCTCGCAACCAAGAACATTCCAAGGCTTGGAGAGACCTACGTTGCGTTCATTCACCCACACCAGAGCCGTAAGCTTCGTGACCTCCCAGAGTTCATCGAAGTAACTAAGTACGCTGCTCCAGGAAACTTCATGCTAGGTGAAATCGGACGTCTTTATGACGTAGTATTCATCGAGACAACTCAAGTTAAGAAATTGGCAGCAAGCGCTGGTTATACAACTTCTTCACTTGTTGGTGCTCCTGCATCACAGATTGAAGTTCCTGTTAAGAGCAACACTGCTCCTGGACAAGGTGGTAACCCAGAATCTTCAGACTACACTGCTGAAGCAGGTTACTTAACTTCTGCAACTGGAAACGGTGCTGAAGTTTACGAATCAATCATGATTGGTGACAACGCATTTGGTCACGCAATCTCACTCCCAGTTGAACTTCGTGATGGTGGTGTTCTTGACTTCGGTCGTGAGCACGCTCTTGCTTGGTACGCAATTTGGGGTCTCGGTGTCATTACCGACCAGGCTATCGTCAAGGTTTACACCAACTAATAGCCTTTCAGATAAGGTCTGGGAGCCATACTCCTTCTTTGGTTCCCAG